CAACGCACGTAAACACGACAAAAAGAACCTTGACGCTATTGCGAGCAGTTTAAAACAATTTGGTCAACGCAAACCTATCGTTATTACTGAAGACAACACTATTGTTGCAGGTAACGGCACTGTTACTGCCGCTAAACAACTTGGTTGGACAGACATTAAGGTTGTTCGTGTGCCTAAAGACTGGGACGAAAATCAGATTAAAGCATTTGCGTTAGCAGATAATCGCACCGCAGAACTTGCTGAATGGGATAAAGACATACTTGCAAGCCAGATCATTGACTTACAGACAGACGGCTGGGACACAACCCATTTAGGGTTTTGGGAAAACAAAGACGCATTACCTGAAGCTGGTGACGCAGACACAGACGATTTACCGCAAGTTTATTCCATAGTCATTGACTGCGATAACGAAGTTCAACAAACACAGTTACTTGACCGTTTCATACACGAAGGTTTAAAAGTCAGGGCAATTAACTAATGCAGACTGCGATCACTTTAACCAGCAAATTAAACAAAACTGCACGTGTTGCCCAAATAGCAGGAATGTTTGACTATGAACTGACAGACACACAAACATTAACTTGGCAACATAATCTGCCATTTGAAGACAAACAATGGAATGTCGGTTTAATAGTCGGTGCAAGTGGTGCAGGTAAATCTGTTTTAGCACACAAAATTTGGGGTGACCTAGTCAAAGACACACACGACTGGGACGACAACGCGCTTATAGACAATTTTCCTAAAGACGTTAGCATTAACGAAATCACTGCAACACTGACAGCCGTCGGTTTTGGTACAGTTCCAGCTTGGCTTAGACCATACAAGACGTTAAGCAACGGTGAGAAATTTCGCGCAGATATGGCACGAAGCATTATTGAAGCTAAAGACGTTATTGTGATAGACGAATTCACGTCAGTTGTTGACCGTCAAGTAGCCAAAATAGCGTCAAACGCAGTTGCTAAAACAGTCAGACGCGCCAACAAACAATTCGTTGCAGTAACTTGTCATTACGACATAACTGAATGGTTACAACCAGACTGGATTTATGATCTCACAACAAACACTTTTTCTTGGGAGTATCTTCGGCAAAGACCACAACTTGAACTTAAAATTTATCCGACAGACAAAACCACTTGGTCAATGTTTGCACGTCACCATTATTTAAGCGCAGACTTGCATAACGCCGCAAAATGTTTTATCGCATACATTGACGACACACCTGTTGCGTTTACGAGCTACATACATTTTCCGCACGCACAGACACGCAATATTAAAATGGGTCACAGACTTGTTGTTTTACCCGATTTTCAAGGTTTAGGAATAGCGTCAAGACTTGAAGACTGGCTAGGTGACTACTTATACAAGCAAGGTTTTCGTTACCGTAATGTTGTTGCGCACCCTGCAATGATCAGACTTTACACCAAAAGTCCGCGCTGGCGTGCAACCGCTAAAGCAAGTAAAGCAATGTCAACAGGTAAAAATAGCGGTAAATCATTTCGTGCAGGTAACTTATCTAGCAGACGTTTAGCAGTGCAGTCATTTGAATACACGCCAGCAAAGGCAAACTAATGCGCATACTAGAACTAGGTCAATACATTGCACCCGCATACGCTGGAATGATTTTAACTGAACAAGGTCACACAGTAGATAAATGGACGTTTAACGACCCTATACACGAATTAAACAGAGGTTCAGAACTGTGGACGTGGATAAACTACAACAAAACATTAAGTGATCGTCACGCGTCAGACATAACAAAAATTGAAGCTAACGAATACGACATTGTTATAGACAACATACGTCAAGACACTTGGACTAAATGGAACATTGACCCTGCGGCTGAAGCACAACGTTTAAACGTCACTTGGGTTAGTTTACGTGCAGATAACAACAAACGCAGTTTTGACATTATTGCACAGGCTCGCGCTTGGGGTAACTACGGCACACTACCGTTTTATTTAGGTGACACTGCCGCAGGATTATGGTTAGCGTTTAAAGCATTGTCTGCTCCCAAAGGTCACCACGTAATCTATCAAGCAACAGTTTTAGCCAAACTTGTTGAAGGTGAACTTGTAACACCTAAAGACATAGATCAACCGTGGGACGAACCAAACACGTTTGGCGTATTCAACAATGAAGCGTTAGTTGTTTACAAGAATGAAACAATTACAGAACCTATGCGCGACAACGCTTGGCGTAAAGCTAATCTACCGAACGTTGACGGGCGTTTTACAGTCTAATTTAAAAGACTTACAATGAACCTATGACACAACGCAGAACAGTCAAACCAGAAGTGCTAGACAAAGAAATTGAAGTTGTAAAACTACGTCGCGGTGGCTTAACTTGGGACTTAATCGCAGAACGCGTTAACTACGGTTCAGCAAGTGCCGCACACGCCGCATATCAACGCGCCGCAAAACGTGTAGTCATTGAAGACCTAGACGCTATAAGACAAGTAGAAGGCGAACGTTTAGACCTTATGCAGTCAGCCGTCTGGGGTAAAGCACTACAAGGTGATTTGCCCGCAATACAGACGTTAATCAGAATTATGGAACGACGAGCCAAACTACTTGGTTTAGACCAACCTTTACGACAACAGATTGAAGTAACCACTTATGACGGAGACAGTATTGACGCAGAAGTCCGCAAGCTCGTTGAACTCCTTAATAGCGGCTCGCAGGGTTCGTTGGACGCACCAACTAGCCAGAACGGGTCAAGCACCAACTGACAGTAACGACTGGTCAACGTGGCTTATTCTTGCAGGACGTGGCTACGGTAAGACACGTAGCGCGGCTGAATGGATAGCGTGGCAAGCGTTAAGTAACAAAAACACGCGTTGGGCTATTGTTGCACCAACCTTTGCTGACGTGCGTGACACGTGCGCTGAAGGTGTGTCAGGTGTCGTGCAAATCCTTCGGGAATACGGTGTGCTTAAAGACTATAACCGCAGTATTGGTGAGATCGTGTTAACGAACAAGTCACGCATAAAACTATTCAGTGGTGAAGAACCTAATCGTCTGCGTGGTCCACAGTTTCACGGCGGCTGGTTTGACGAATTAGCGTCATTTAAATACACGGAAGCATTTGACCAATACCGTTTTGCATTACGTCTAGGCGAACACCCACAAACAGTTATCACCACAACACCTAGACCGATAAAACAGATTAGAGAATTGGTTGAACGTGACGACGTTGTTGTTGTGCGTGGTTCAACGTTTGATAACGCCGTTAACTTATCTGCGTCCGCGTTAGCTGAAATGCGTTTACGTTACGAAGGCACGCGTTTAGGACGTCAGGAACTTTACGGTGAAATCATTGACGACGTTGAAGGCGCACTATGGAACCGCGACCTATTAGACGCTTGCCGTGTCACAGAAACACCACACTTTGCACGCATAGTTGTAGCTATTGACCCTGCGGTAACGTCAGGTGAAAAATCAGATATGACAGGCATTGTTGTCGCAGGTTTATCGGCAGACGGACACTATTACGTGCTTGAAGACCTAACAGTGCGTGCAACACCACAAACTTGGGCTGACATAGCCGTAACCGCGTTTCATAAACATAAAGCAGATCGCATTGTTGGTGAAACAAACAACGGCGGCGATATGATAGAACACTTGTTACGTCAAGTTGACCCGTCAATCCCATACCGTAAAGTCACCGCTACACGCGGCAAACTTGTTCGCGCTGAACCAGTAGCCGCACTCTATGAACAACACCGCGCCCACCACGTTGGCAACCTACCTGAACTTGAAGACCAACTATGCAACTGGACACCAGACAGTAACACGTCACCTGACCGTATGGACGCAATGGTGTGGGCGATAACAGAACTAATGGAAGGTCAATCAAGTATTATGGGATTAGCCGCGTTAGCACAGTTCTGCAAAAATTGTGGTTTACCGCAACCAAAGTCTGCAACAATCTGTTCGTCTTGTCGTCAACCGTTAGAAAAGGTTTAACTTGGGTTACATAAATCTTCCGCCAAGCTTACAAAGTTTATTCGCCAAGATCAACGAACGTTTAGCCAAACTTGAAACATCTAAACGTTTCACTATGCCGTCAACAACAACAGACTTTAATTCAACAACAGGACGTAACGGCGACATCTGGTTAAACACGTCAAGCAACACACCAAAGTATTTAGACGCAACAGGCACAGTAGCAACATTTGGTGGTGGCGGTGGCACAGTCGTTGAAACACCACGTTTTAAGTCAGGCTACTATTACAGTTATTTAGGTGCAGACGGAAGCGGTTCAACAATAGCTTCAGCGTCATTAAACGTTTTGTATTTACAGCCCTTTTATGTTGGTGATAACGCAACAGCCACAAAAATAGCCGTTTACGTCACAACACTTGCCGCGGGCGGTGTAATGCGTCTAGGTATTTACAACAACAGTGCAACCGAAGATTACCCAAACACTTTACTGCTTGACGCAGGGACAGTTTCAACCGCAACAGTAGGAAGTAAAGTCATAACAATAAACCAAACTTTAACGCAAGGACTTTATTGGCTCGCCTATCTGTCAACAACAGGTGCACCGTCGCTAATTGGTTTCAATAATGTCACTGGTGCGGCTGGTGGCGGTGGTGCCGCACCTAATACAACAATGATGCCGACAAGCACAATAGCAGGATTTTCAGGTGGTGCCAACGCATTAGCTTGGACGCTATCAGGTCAAACATCTTTGCCAGCAACATTTACAGGCACAACACTTTTCAACTCCAACACTGCGTCAATGTGGTTAGGTTTCTAATGGCGTTAAACATTATTTACGGCGAAAACGGTTTCTGCGAAAACTGCGACAACACACACGATCACCCGTTACACAACATTATTGAACAAACTGAAGTTGACGACCCGCAACCAAACGAACGTGTGACACTTAGACAATCAGCAAAAAACAAGTTAACGGCATTAGGATTAAGTGAAGACGAAATTCAAGCACTGTTAGGTTAAACTTTTATGGCAGGAACAATACCCCCAAACATTGTTATAGATCAAGCACGTGACTGGTATTTGACAGTCACTTATCAAACGTCTAGCGGAACACCAATTAACTTGACTGGTTACACCGCCAATTTTGCTATGTCACAGGGCTGGAATAATGCGACTGTTTTGACGTTAGCTAGTGGTAGCGGTATAACAATTACAGGTGCAACAGGCACAATAAACCTGTATGCGACACAGGCACAGACAAGTATTCCTGCGGGAACTTATACCGCTGAACTTGTTATTACATCTGGGTCAAGCATTGAAACATCTATCCTTAAAGGAAACATTACGGTTAGCGCAAAGGTTGTAGCGTGACAGACACAATTATTGTTACCCCAATTACTCAGGCGGTCACGGTTTCTTCATCTGGTCCACAGGGTGCAACTGGACCAACTGGTGCAACTGGTGCAACGGGTGCAACTGGTGCAACAGGTTCAAGCGGTGTCGTTTCAGTAACTGCACCCGTAACAAATAGTGGAACATCTACTGCCGCAGTTTTAGGTTTAGATCAGACTGCGTTGTCTATCACACCTAGTCAGGTGTCTGGTACCGCGGTAATAACTACTGATAGCCGTTTAAGTGACGCACGCACACCGACTACGCACGCAAGCAGTCACGCGTCTGGTGGCAGTGACGCGGTAACACTTGCACAGTCACAGGTTACAGGTTTAACATCTGCACTGTCTGGTAAAGCAAGTTTGGCTTCGGCTAATGCGTTTACTGTTGGCGGACAAACAATTACTACTGACGCTATTGGAACGGTGCCACTTTCAATTAAAAACATTGCATCTCAAACTGCAACACCATTTAGAGTGCGAAACAGTGCCGATAACGCAGACTTATTCTCTGTCGATAACTCTGGAAATACTAGGACCACGGCAATACTAAATACAACCACATTCAATAACTCTAGAATTTCCATGAACAATACTGGTACAAAAATTGACTCAGCCGTGGCCACCAATATCATTTTACAAATACAAAATACGGCAACAACACCAACAGGAAATTTAACTGAATGGCTAAACTCAGGTGGAACTGCGATAGCAAGCATTAGCTCATCAGGTGGAGCATTGTTTGTACAAGTGCAATCTGCCGCATATTTAAATACTTCTGGTCAAACAACTTTGCGATTAGATGGTAGCCGAAATGTTGGTTTAGCAGCAGGAACATCATCTTATGGTGCAGGAGCGGCAGTTGTATTTATCGGTAATGCGACAACAGTGCCAACAAGCAACCCAACAGGTGGCGGTATTCTTTATGTTGACGCGGGAGCATTAAAATACCGTGGCAGTTCAGGAACCGTCACAACGATAGCCGCCGCATAACAAGAAGGAAAAACTAATGTCAGAATTTGAAGTATCAAACGAATACAAACTACAAACCCTAAACAACCGTCTAGAACAACTAAACATTGAAGGCTGGCATAACGAAGAAGCCAAAACACTAGCTGAAGCCGTAAACAACACAGACGAAATAACACGCCTAACCGCTAACATTGAAACAATTAAAACCGCTATCACCGCAGTGCAAAACCAGATCAACGCGTTATCGTAAAAAACTTTTGCAGACACTATAAAGGATTATCAAATGGGATTATTAGACAACATTGCCAAACGTGTCGCAGAACAAATAACTAAACAAGCACCAACATTAACTGCAATACAACGTTTTCAGACAGAACAAAACACAACCGCATACGGTACAAGTGTCGCGTTGCCGCGTGACCCTAATCTTGGTAACGTCCCGTTTACCTCTGGCGTGCCGCTTGTTCCAGGTGCAATTAACCCGTTGCGTCCTGACGGCAGACCTGACCCGCGTCGTTACGAATATCAAGTTGCACAAAACATTAACGTTACTGAAACACGTTTAACACCGTTTAAAACGTTGCGTGCCGCCGCAGATCAGATAGACATACTTAGGCGTTGCATTGAAGTTATTAAACAAAAAATGGTTGGTCTTGATTGGGACATTGTTTTAGGTAATGACGCGGCAGAAAAAGTTATGGCTGAAACAGGTGAAAAATCTTTTACCCGCGCAATGGAGTTAGCTAAAGAAAAATACAATCCAGAGATAAGCAGACTAAGACAATTCTGGCAGACACCTGACGTTGCTA